TGAAGTTATTGGAGATGCACTTAAAAAACATTTTTGGAAATCAGCTAAAGCTGCTTGGAAAAATTTTTCTATTATTCAAAAGTTATATGTTGCTGGTGCGTTTTTTATATATTCGTATTTGCTATATTGGATTTAAACTAACTTCTTAATCCAGTTGCCATCATCATCTAACACCATTGGTAGTAGTCGTGGGATGCCATCCAATATAATACCACACCCAAGTATGAATCTAGTTTTAAAATTTTTTGCATAAGCAAATGCTAAAGACTTTTGATTTATAAGGCATCCTACGTTCATTCCAAAAAATAAATTATCGGGATTAGCCCACCAAGATACAAGAAACTTGGTATGATAATGCCCTTGTACTGTATTCATTCCCATAGTTTGTGATACTTTTAATACATCTGCTGCCTTGCCATGTGTAAATAAACATCTTCTGCCATTAGATAAAGTAATTGTTAAATCATCTACCCATTCCCATTTTTTTGTACCAAGAAAATCCCCATAGTCTTTTAAAAATTCTCTGCTCATACCATTTTTTATAGCTCTACGAAATACCATAGATGAATGATTTGATTCTACTTCCACAACTTTTGGAAACATAGATTCTAATTCTTTAATGTAGTTACGAGCAAGATGAAGTTCATCTCCTGGAGATGGTAAGTCAGGGTCATGGTCATGCATATTGATAGCATGAAAATCTAACAGGTCGCCAATGTTAATAATTGTGTCGGGTTTAAATTCTTTTTTAATAGCAGATAAAAAAGCAAACGAATCTTTGTGATGATAAGGTATGTGTAAGTCACTGATAACCAAGACTTTTTTATTCACAACAATACTTTACACAAGTTATCCACATTATTCAACAGGTTTGTGTGGTGGATTTAATTCTTCAAATAAAGTCAGCAATCTTTTTTGAACTAAGTTTTTAATTTTCTCTTCTGCTAAATCATATTGTTGTTTGTTATTTAATTTTGCATGACATATATTTTCTGACGTGACAGTAAACATAATATCTTTTGCAAGTGCATTAACAAAATTTGTCATTTATTCTCCTCCGTATTCGCCATACTGTTCTTGAAAAAATGGTAGTGGCGTGTCTTGTGGTCGCTTACCATCCATGAAATCTTGACCATGTTCATAACCTAAATTGTATGCAAAAACTAACAATTGTTCAAGATTGTGCAATTGACTGTCAGTTAATTTTTGTGTTGCTATAAATTTGTTAGCATTGTTAAAAATATAACCAACGTACTCTGCAATAGAATTAAAATTTTTTGCTTTTAGCATAATGTCTTGACCATCGTCAGTCATAATACTCATAAAATTACGCATTTGTCCCTCCTCTTGAATTTTTTTTTAGATATGTTAATGTTAACGATGGTTGAGTTTGATTTAAACATTGGTTTGATAACGCAGAAAGTTAAGAGATTAACACTACAACTCAATCACTTTCCCTCCATACTTAAATAATAATTGCAAAATTGATTTACATTACAATAATGCATGCACCTAGTTTCTTCACCTTTAGCTAACACTACTTGTATTCCTTTTTTATCAACTAAATCTTTTTCTTTTAAATATTGTTTTACTTGTTCCTCGTTTTCTAAAACTCGCAATGCAGTTTTTCTACCATCTTTTAAAACTCTATAAGTATCTTTCTTTTGCCATCTTTCTTTAGGTGTACAAACTGGTGTAATATCCATGTGTTCAGCGCTTTGATGTAATTTAATTCGAGATTCAATAAATTCTTGTTGTTCTTTTTTTGACCATTTCCTAATAGGTATCATTACAACTTGATGTTTAGGATAATCTTGTGATTGATAAGATTTTAATTTAGACCAATCTCTCAAAATAGCTAAAATATTTAATGTTTTTGGCATTAATTGTTGATTATTAACAACTAATTCATCAGGATTTTTATAACATAAATAATCTAATATATTTAATTGTTGTTCCCATTCTGATTTTTCTGATTTTAAAGCGTCCATTGCTGTCCAAACTGATGTTACTTTAAAATCTATTAACTCACTATTGCTTGTTAATAAATCTAATTGTCCTGATAAAATCCAATCGTTTATTTTGTAAAACAATCTTTTTTCAGATATGTCGTTTTTAGTACAAGCCCTCTCAATAATATGATGTGCATTTTGCCCTACTAAAGAAAATATTCTATCTGATACATCTTCCTCAATTAAATCTGCATTTTTTTCTTGCAATATTCTTATTCTTGGTGGTTTAATTAATTGAGTAGTGCTGATGTCACTACCACTGCTATCATAAGGGTCATTAACAACAGCATTTACAATTACTTGTGGCAAATTATATTTGTTAGTAATTTTAAATTGACTTTTCTTTTTATTTTTTTGTTTTAACGGGTATTTTGGAAAATCTATAACCATATTTAAAATGGAACATCTTCTGTGCTTGCTCCATTACCTCCATCGCCTTGGTCTATACTAATGTTTTGTAATTCTTGCGCTCTTAAAACTATGTTTGCTATGCCAGGCGTAAGTTCTTCAAACACAGATTTGTCACCGTTTTGATAATCTTCAATAGAAAAGAAAAGAGATTCGTGAAATTGTTTTTCCATTTCTCCGTTATGTGGCATTATACTATTTATTTTTATTTTACCGTTTGCTCCTTCTATGCAATTTAACATACATGTAACTCCCAATAATTTACTAATATCGAAACCTTGTTTTTCTGTTTCAGTAAAAGCTCTACCTCTCCATGATGTTAAATCTGCACCCAAATTTGATTTTTCATGAAGAGATAGAGTATAAAATTTACTTACAGTCATAGGTACACCATCATGCATTTCCTCTGGTGTTTCCCAAGTAATTAAAACTTCTCTTTTCCAAGATGTTTCACCGTTGTATTCCTTCCTTTGTGTGCCTAAGTCAACAACCTTGACACATCTTGCAGAATGTACTCCTGCAGGTATTTGTTTAAAAGCACTATTGTTTTGTGCAGTTGCCATTAATTCACTCATAAAATTAAATCCTCCTTTTATCAGTTATTTTAAATATATACTGCTGTTAATATATTGTCAAGGTTTTTTATTGACAGTGCTTAATTTTGTTATATATTATTATTTATGAGAAATTTAATAGAACAAGCTAAAGAACGTAAAACAGAAGTAATTAACAGATATGGAGGTAGAAATTTATCCAAAATGTTAAAAATATCACACCCTGCTGTAAGCAAATGGAAAGTAATTCCACCATTAAGAGCGTATCAAATAGCTGAATTTGGCGATTTTGACGCTGGTTACATTAGACCTGATTTACCTAAAGGTTATAGTGAAGTGTTTGATGTATTGAAAAAAATAGGTAATGGAACTATACCAGCATCTTTATTAAATTTTAATTAGGCAGAAGGCAACTCCACAACACCGTTAATCTTCCTCTTTTGTTGTCTTCTGCTCTTATGGCAATGCCATAGTTTTGCCATAGCTTTGCTATCAATTTGCCAATGGCAAAAAATAGCTCTTCATCTTCTATCTTCATCTTCTAACTTCACCTACATACAAGATAGTTGACAAGGTTATTGTTATTGATATATAATTGATACAGGTTAACGTAATGAGAAAAACTACTACTACAGAATCAAGTCCTAGTTTTCAATTTTATGCAGGAGATTGGATTAGTGACCCTAATAGAATGAGATTAAGTTTAGAAGAACAGGGTGCATATATTTTACTGTATTGTCATTGTTGGAAAGGTTTTAAAATACCTTTTGATTATGAAGTTATAGCCCGTATGTGTAATTGTTCATTAGATAAAGCTAAAAAAATATTTCCAAAAATAGAACACTTATTTAAACTGCAAAATAACAAGTTAATTTGTATACAAGCCGAAGAAGAAAGAAGAGAACAGGCAAAAAATAGAGCTAAAAGAAGTAGTGCTGGCAAAAAAGGAGCTAAAGCAAGATGGGAGATGAGCGAATAAAATGGTTAATTCACACAACGGTTATGTTTTTTATACTGACGTTAGCCATTACTATAGGTTTCTTTCTGTTTTTGGTGAGCAACATACATTCCAAACTTTTGACGACAAGGGTAAAAATAAAAAACTTATCAAACAATTGCATGGAACGATTAAAGAACATTTTCATGAAATAGCTGAATTAAATAAACAGGGTGCAGGTGTTTTCTTTACTGTAAATCAAACTGATTTAATTGGTAGGACAACTAAACATATAGAAAAAGTAAGAGCAGTATTTATTGATTTAGATGGCGCGCCTTTGCCTGATAAATTTGAATTAAATCCACATTTTATAATTAACACAAGTCCAAATAAATATCATTGTTATTGGCTTGTAAAAGACATGCCATTAGAAAGTTTTTCTTTGTATCAAAAAGCACTAGCAATAAAATATAACAGCGACCCTGTAATTTATGATTTGCCTAGAATTTTAAGAGTCCCAGGATTTTTTCATAAAAAGAACAAACCACACCCAGTTAAAATTGTGTCACAAATTGACAGGCAACCTTATACAAAAGACCAAATAAAAATTACCTTAAAATTAGAAAGACCAAAGGAAAAAATTATAGAACGTACTAATTATAAATCTAATTACAATGGTAACAATAGCTATGGTGCAGAGCAGGGAGCTAGGCACGAAAGATTAGTTCGCATGCTTATAGGTATTAGATTAAGAGGTGAAAGCTATGAGTACGCTAGAAACGAAGCTTTGCAATTTGCTGAAAACTGTACACCACCAGAAAAAAATTCAGAAGTTATTTTCCAATTAAACGATATATGGAGAAGGTATGCACCATTTAAGGGACTATCAAATACAGGCAATAGATAATCTTCGTGAAGTTTTTTCACAAGGTTTTAAAAAAGCCCTGTTAGTTGCACCCACTGGAAGTGGCAAAACAGTAATTGCGTCATCATTAATCCAACAAGCAGTAGAAAAAGGAAGCAAAGTGCTATTTGTAGCACACAGAAGAGAATTAATAATGCAATGTTCAAGAAAGCTTTATGATTTTGGAATTAATCATGGTGTAATCATGGCAGGTAAAAGTCCAAATCCTTATTATGACGTGCAAGTGTTGTCGATACAAACATTTAATGCAAGAAAAGATAACAACGATTTTGATTGGCCAGATGCAGATATAATTATATTAGATGAAGCACACAGGTCAACGTCAAAAAGTTTTACTAATCTAATAAACGATTATAAAGATGCAATTATAATTGGATTGACTGCGACACCAATAAGAAACGACAGGCAAGGACTAGGTAATGTTTATGAAAAATTAGTTATTGCAAGTGATATAAAAAAATTAACAGAGCAAAATTATTTAGTGCCAATAAGATATATTGCACCTCATGTACCAGATGTTAAAGGTTTAAAAATTGTTGCAGGCGATTATGAAAAAAAAGGATTAGAAAAAAGAATGAACACGCCATATTTAATAGGCAATATAGTAGAACACTGGAAACAATATGCTGTATCCAGAAGCACTGTAGTTTTTGCAACATCAATAAATCATTCAAAACAATTAGCAAAAGCATTTAACGCACAAAATGTGACGGCAGGACACATTGATGGAGAAATGGATGAAACAGAAAGGGAAGAACAATTAGAATTGTACAAGCAAGGTAAAATAAAGGTCTTGTCAAACTGCCAAATCCTGCAAGAGGGATGGGATTCCCCTCATACTTCTTGTGTAATCTTGGCAAGGCCTACCCGTTCTAAAATTATGTATTTACAAATGATTGGTAGAATTTTGCGTCCATATAAAAACAAGGAAAACAGTATGGTTATAGACCATGCAGGAGCAATTTATACTCACGGATGGCCAGATGAGCCAATTAATTGGACTCTCAATACTACGGAAGTTTTATTGCGCAAAGAACATGATAAAAAACCACCAGAAAAAGAGCCATTTACTTGTTTAAAATGTAATTATGTATATAAACCATCAAAAGAATATCCCGAATGTCCAAATTGTGCTTTTATGCCAACTAAAAAAACAAAAGAAATTTTAGTTAAACAAGGACGACTTAAAGAATTAAAGAAAGACAAAGTTGCTGATAAAAAAAAGTTTTTTGCCGAATTAAAATATTATGCATTATTAAAAGGGTTTCAAGTAGGATGGGCTAGTTGGATTTTTAAAGATAAGTTTGGTCATTTTCCAAAAGATAAAAGTTTAAAACCTACAAAACCTAGCGATGAAGTTTTAGGATACATACAACATTACAATATAAAAAGAAAATTAAGACAAGAAAAACAAAATAAATTATTAGGAGGTACAAATGGAACAATTAGCACAAGAGTTTGAAATACACAAATTGAGAGAATTGGGTAAAAAACATGGAACAGCATTAAAAAATTTAGTGCAATTAGAAGACACCAAAAAAATATTGAAAGCAACTATCATGTTAGAATATCAAATAGGAGCAAACGGAAAACCTAATTCTGTTTCGGCACAAGAAACTTTTGCATATGCAGATGAAAGATATAAAAAACATATTGATGCTATTGCAGAAGCAACAGGCCTAGAAATGCAATTGAGATGGGAAAAAAGAATAATTGAAATAAAATTAGAGTTAATTAAAGTAGAGTCTTTTAATGGCAATGCAGAAAAAAAAGCATATAGTATATAGATATAGTTGCTGGTGGGAAGACGCAGTAAGTAAGTCAGAATGGGAATCTTTTTCATCAGCTATTCAAAGTTTGCCAAAAATAGTGTACACTGAAGGATATCTAATTCATAAATCTAAAACTGTGCATATATTTAGTATGACTTTTATTGGTGATGAAATAGGTGAGCAAATGATTGTACCAACCAGTGCAATAAAAAAGCTTGTTAAACATAAAGATAGCAAATTAATTTTACAGGAAATAAGCTATGGCTCGATATAAAACTAAAGAAGACAAAGAGCATATGGATAAAGTGGCTCGTTTGGGGTGTTTGATATGTAGAAAAGAGGGACGTATGTTTGTGCCAGCAGAACTACACCACATTCGGGACATAACAATGTTTGGTCTAGGTCAAAAAGCAAAACACACGCAAGTTTTACCTTTGTGTGTAAAACATCACCGCATAGGAAAAGAATCTTTTCATCACAATAGTAAGGGATTTAGTAAAAAATGGGGTAGTCAAAAAAAGTTGTTGAAAGAGACTATAGATTTATTAATACATGATAGTTACTTTATGGAGGAATAATATGAAGATAGTAAAAAGAAATGGAGAACTACAAGATTTTGATTCTACAAAATTAATTAAAACAATTAATGCTGTTTATAAGACAGTTGAAACTTTACAAATTATTAATCAAATAGAGAAAGAATTAAATACCACACGATTTAAAGAATTTTACCCTAATACTGAAAATATAAAAGATTTAGTTGAAAAATATGTCATGTTAAGTAAAAACAAACAAATATAAGCTGTTTTATAATGTTTTTACCTATATCTGAATGGTCTTACCCCATTTATTAGACAAGTGCTTGAGAAAGGGCTTAAAAAGCGTTAGGAAGCGTATTGTTTATTTGGAGGTTTTTTTAAGCCCTTTTTTTCGTGCTTTAACTGAATTAGCGTGTTTTTTTGCCATTTCTGACTTTCTACTAGCCATTGATTGAAAAAATCCACCTTTGTTTAATTTAAATTTTTTACGTTCTGTCATATTACCACCCATAATGTTGTAAATAATGGCAAGTATATTTTGTATTGTCAATTTGACTATACTTGCATTTGATTTCATCCCATTGAAAAGTTTTCCATTTGCGTTTTTCACAAGACCATGATTCAGATTCTTGTGTATCAAGTAAGCAATCTTCACAACAAAAAACACCATTGTTTTTTATAAATATATAACTATTTAATTGCTGTTCTGAACAGTGCATACAATTTAATCTTTTCATAAAAACATACCTACAATACTAATAACTGAAGTTAACATAAAAATTACAAAAAGTAAAAGACAAAAAATAAAATAATAATGTACCCATAATGGGGTTTTATGTTTTCCCTCATCTACTTCCCAACCAAATGGATTTGGCTCTGTAAATATTGTTAATATTCCACCACAATATACTGTTAAAAGTAATATTACAAATATAGTAAAACTCATAAACACCCCTTAATTAATATTGATATAAATAAAATAATGTTGATTACTAATAAACTAACTATAGTTATTGCCATCATATCATAACTGTTCATTGGTTTCCTCCTCTCTTATATAAAATTCCTTCAACACGATGTGCTAAAATTTTTTCAATACGATGTTGTAAATAAATATCCTTTACGTGAGTACCAGATAAACCTAAATCTAACTCTTTTAGAAGTGTTAACAATTTGTTTGTACTCCAATATTTATATTTGCTCATTGGTTTCCTCCATTAATGTGCCATCATCAAGCAACCTTTGATATTCATCACAATCTTCCTCTTCGTAATCACAATGTATGTCAACGTACACATCATCCTCAATGTCAATCTGTGCAACATCATGACCTTTAAAATCTGTATCTATTAAGTTAACAATTTTTTCTTTGTCTTTTACTTTATTTAATATTCTAATTAACTCTCTAACTTTCATTGTTCTCCTCCCGTAATTGATAATAATGAGAAATGTAATCTTTCTCATTAACTAATTTGTACTTACTTTTCTTTTCATCCCACATAAAAAACTTAGAATTTTCTACAAACCATTTTCGCCAAAATTTAGGATTTATATCTCCTTCCTTAATTTCTTTCGAGTAAAAATCTTTTAACCCTTTATCATAACCATCATATTCATCCCATTTTTTATTTTCAATATCATCCCAATGGGAATCTATGCAACTTTCACTACAATAAATATCAAATGGTCTTAAATTACAATCAATGAAACTTAAAAGATTCATTTCCCCACATCTGTCGCAATACTTATCCATTGGTTTCCTCCATTATATCATTACAAAAAATATCGTCCATATCATCGCATACTTGTTGAAAATCATAGTAATCAAATCTATCAACTAGTTTTTTCCATTGTTTGTCGTTAATGTTCATATCATCGTACCAATCATTAACATCGCCTTTCGCCCAATATGCAACAATAATTTCATCATCTTCATTGTTGTATTTTTCTAATCGTGCAATTAATTCTTTAACCTTCATCATCTTCCTCCTCTTCTATAACATGGTCATATTGCTCATGCTCCAAATCTTCATAAGCCATAATCTCAGCGTCTTTAGGACTATAACCTCTGTCAAGATATTCCTCGTAACGTCCTTCTAAATATTTTTCCGTGTATTCATTACTCAATTTGTAAACCTCCCAAGATATCTTATAGCTTTAAATAGCAAGCCTATGTCATCTTTATATTTACCTAAACCTTGATTGCAACGCTTACATAACAATCCTCTAACTATTCCTGTCTTATGACAGTGGTCAATTGCAAGTCGGGTGTTTTGGTCTTTACCTTTTTTGCCACAAATACCACAAACTGGATTTTCATATAATTTATTAAATTCTTTTTCTGTAATATTGTATCGCTTACAAGTTACCTTAACATTATCCTTCCAAACTTGCGCTTTACCCTCAGCAGTTTTCCTGCGCTTTCTGGATAAAAGTTTTCCATATTCACGCCTGTACTCTAAGGGGTAAAGTTTCTTATCTATCTTAATATCAAAATTGTGCTTTTTATTACCCATAATTTACTCACCCATTTGAGTTCCACTGCCTTTGCAGTAAATCTCAAAAATATAATCTTTGTTACTTGATATTTTTTCTAAGTGTCTTATGTCACTTAAACATTCTTTATAATCATCATAAACACCTTCAATACGATATGTACTTTCTAGCATGTCTAATCTTTTAATGATTATATATTTAACAAATTCGCATTCACTCATTATCTTTTACCTCCGTATTTTTAATTTCCGAATCTATCCTCTCTGAATATGCTTTTAAAAAATCACTTAAAAGCGTTTCGTAATCAGTATCTTCATTAATTTCGATACCTGCCATGTCAAAGATGGTTTTATCTTCGTTACTCATTTTTGTCCTCCTTTGTTAATTTATTTACATCTGCAGTGCAACCTAAAAATTGATTACCCCACATGTCTTCAGCAGTGCTTTGAGTAATTTGATACTTGGAAACTCCTCGATGAGTAGATGAGCCAATGTCCTCAGCTTCTAAAATTTCTTCAGCAAGTTGTGAAGGATGGTCAGCATAACCTTCCATTAAAGCTTTTTCATCTCCCCACCAAGTTTCCTCATCAATCCAAACATCAATTGTATAAGCAATCTGCCTTCTTCCATTCAAAGTTACTTTAATTTGCTTTGACATAATCTAATTCCTCCTTACTCGTTCCTACAATCTCATTAATCATTTGAATTATAGTATCTGAGTATCCACCATTATTGTGCCATCCCATATCTACGCTCCATAACCATAACGAATCCCTATCGGATATCGATACGCGTTCGCGCATGTGTGTGATGAATCTGTACAAGATATTAGCTCGTTTAATTGGGCAAGTAATTTGCAAAACATTGTCCACATGTTGTACAGCGACACTTTTATAAAGTTTTAGAAGTTCCTTATCAGCATTTCTTCTTAACATAATGTTGTTTGATACAATCAGAAAAAAAGCGCCCTCTTACCTCAGCGCTCATCCAGCTATCTGGAAATGTAAAGATTGTCTAATTGGTCTTCAACCCAATCTCTAATCTCGCCTTCCACATCAGCAGTAACGACTTCATCAACATCAAGCCCAGCAAAATTTAAAATAGTTTTGATGGCTCTACGTAGCTCAGTTTGAGTTGCAGAATATTCAGTCAACATTGAATCCAATTCTACAAGCTTTTCTCTAAGCTCAGTTTCGTTGAGAGTACTAAATTTAGTTTCCTCTGACATTGTATCTTCCTCCTTATTTAATGTTAGCTTCCTACGGCTACAATAGTATGTTAATCACTGTTAACAGAATTGCAAGGGGTTATTTTAAAATAATTTATATAGGTCAGTTTGCCGACCATACTATCTAGTATATGTAGATGTTGAATGCCAATATTGATATAGTAAGACAACATTAATAAAACGACTCCATATAGTAATATTGATATGGCAAGGTAACATTCCTATCATGGATGAGCCAAGACCATAATTATAATGCTCCCACACGCACCGACACCCCCCCCACCCCCAAAGCGCGCGTGCATGGACATACTAATGGATTAATCCCCACAGTGGAGGGTAAAATCGCAATATTAACCTCATTTTATTGACAAGATACCTATAGGTTTGTAAGATATAGATATGAGTAAAATCCTTACAGAGCAACAAAAACTGTTTGTTCAGCACTATAGCCAATCAGGTAATGCAAAACAGTCAGCAATTAAAAGTGGGTACTCAGAAAAATCTGCAGAACAGCAGGGTTATGAGTTAAAAAACAAGCTTGCAGGCGAAATTGAAAATGCTACTAGAAAATTAATGGCAGGTGCTGTACCAATGGCAGTTAATAAATTAAAAGCATTGGCCGAAGACCCAAAAATAAGTCCTTCGGTAAGGTTGGGTGCAATTAATTCTATCTTGGACAGAACTGGTTATCAAACAACGCACAAAGTTGAAGATGTTACTGGTAAAAAAACTGACGAGGAATTGCAAACAGAGTTAAATCATTTATTATCTTCTATTTTTGTAGATAAAAAAGATATTAACTAGAGTTAACTATGCAACCTGACGCACTGCGAAAGAGTTTTGAGGTCTTGCACCAAAAAGTAACAGCAGTTATTTATTATTGTGGTACTACTTATAGTAAAGATGCAGAGCTTATGCGTATAATTAGAGAGATTGCAGAGCCATTAGACGATTTATATAGCCATTATTGGGAGTTAGATTTAGAAATGATACCAAAAACCAAGGATAAAATACTAAATTGAGCGAAGAATTAGCAAGAGCAGTAGAAATAGCTAAAGAATTAGAGCATAGAAAAGCTACAAATAAACTAGCAGACTATAAACCTTACGATTATCAAAAAAAATTTCACAATACTGTAGCATCACAACGATTACTTATGGCAGGAAATAGGATAGGTAAGTCGTTTTGTGGTGCAACAGAATTAGCATTTCATCTAACAGGCAAATATCCTGACTGGTGGGAAGGTAAAAAATTTGATAGACCTATTAGAGCGTGGGCAGGTGGCTCATCTAACGAAACAACTAGGGATATATGCCAAAAAGAATTAGTAGGACAACCCGATGACCCGTCAGCTAGAGGTACTGGCTCT